ACATCGTTTCGTCCATAACGCCGTCATAGATAACCTGCGTTGTGTCTTCATCGTCACCATGACCTTCAATTGTCCTAGTGATAACGCCTACGTATGGATATTCCATTATTTCGTCCTTAATCATAGCTTACAAGTGGTCTACGTCCTCGATTTGGATAAACTTAATCTTTCTCTGCACGTTTTCAAGTATTCCAGCCTTTTCGTCGCCATATTGTTTGTAAATCTGAATGGCGTACTTGATTTTTTCGTCTTGGTAAAAGTCTTGCTCCTGTCCGATGGTCTTTTGATAACCATTGTGGGACTGTTGCAACGATGCGGTATTTGATGGCGAAAGAAGTACGGCTGTAAAAATGATGTCAGCTTCCATTAGGTCGCGTATTCTCTTTGTTACGTTTTCGCCGTACACGTCATCCATTGGTTGAACACCCCTATCAAGGGCGATAACCTCGAAGTTGCCCTCTGTGAAACTATAACGTGTTTTTTTCTTAAGCCATTCAAGTACCGTCATCGTCTTACAATTTACCTTGATTAATAAATCTTGTTAGCCAATTGGATTAGTGGTCTGCGGTGGCGATGTCAACTACTACGTGGTAGAGCGACTCGTTCAGAACCGTAGCGTAACGTCCGATAACGTCCGTATGATATGACTTAAGCATACCGTTAGGAGTAATCTTGTTGATGACGTACAAGAAGTTCTGTACCTTTGCCAACGAGAACTGAATGTTCTGGTTCACCTCGCCGCTACGCATCAATGCTACGTCTGCGGTTTCAGCGTGTACAAGGACACCAGCCATACCAAGAGGACGGAGAACAACGGTGTTGGGCTTCCAACCGCTAACGTCGGTAACGGTGGTAAAGTCTTGCACCTTGCTTTGCTGCTTGACAACGCGGATAGGCGCAATCTTACTGATTGTGCTACGGCTGTAAGCCACAAGCTGCTCCCAAGTGATAGTGTTAGCGTCGATACCTCCTTGACCGCTAGTAACAACGATAACCTTGTCGGGTGCGTACAGGCGGATATAGCGGTTCACCTCTGCCTTAAAGAACGAGTTGTTCACAAGAATAGAAGTGATGATGCTATAAGGAATATCCCACTCCATAGCGAAATCGCTTGGCAGGTTCTTGGCAGTCTTGAAGTCCTGCTCAATCTTCTGCATCTGCGAAGGAATATCGCAGTCGGCTGCAGACCAAACCTTTTTACCAGCGGTCTTGAAGTTGTCGAGCGGAATGTAAGACTGTTGAGTGGTAGAAACACCACTAAAGCCCATAGTAGAAGTGATAGAACCAGTAGTGCCGTTGAAAGCAATAGTGTTGGTATTGCTATAAGCACCACCATAAGAAAGTGTCTGAGCGGCCATGAAAGATGCACGATAGTTGTGGGTCTTTACAAGGTCAGCAACACCCTTGACGAAACCTGTGATAAGGTTCTGGTCTTGGATATTGAACTCACGAAGACGTGCCTGAAGCTCGAGCTTAGACATAGAGGTTTCGAACAGTCCCTTACCATATTGGTAAATAGAACCAGTCTTTTCCTCCCATCCCTCGGTATCGAGTTGTGCAGTTTCAGACAGAGGAGCCATTGCGTCTGCCATAGGCACGATACGATTCACCTTCTGACGAACAGTCCAAGCGGGGTTCTTCTTACGGTCGCCAAGGTCAATCTTGTACTCGTTTCCTTCAACGGCGAAGTGCTCTTGCCAGAAGAAAGCGTTAGACTCTACCTCAAGCGTGTTGTCGATAAGTGTTTGGAGGAAGCCAGCGTTTGCCCCGTCCATAAATCCCTTCTGATACAACTTTTCAATTGCCTCATCGGGAGTCCATTGATATTTTAATGCGTTTGCCATAATCTTTTCCTTTCTTTAATTAGTGATTAAATCCAGAAAATTCCATCAATGTTGGACTTATTCTTAGCAAGTACGTACTTGGGCAGCGGTTGCATACGTGCAATCCAAGCCTGCTTGTTGTACACGCCAGAGATAGAGTAGTTGGCATTTTCGAAACCGTAGCCCTCTGTGGGTAACAGTTCCTCGTCAGCCTCAACAAAGATGTTGGGGTTTGGAACAAGAACCTTTGCGCTAGCGGACTTTTCAGTACCTTGTGCCTCTACGAGGATTGCGCCAGCGGAAAGTGCGCCAAGAGTGTTGTCAAGAGTAATCTTAAACTGTTCGTTAGCCTTGTCGTACACCACTGCGGTAATCTTTGCAGATTGACCTGTGTAGTCGGCAACGTTCTTTGTTACGGCACCAGTTTCGGTGTTAGCGGTCAAGGTTTCCACCTTAACAGCTTCTGGTGCTACCATAACAACCATGCCAACCTCTGGTGCATCACCGTAACCATCACCATTGATATAATAATCAGTGGCGTTAGAGGATGCTTGGGCTTTAAGTGCGAAAGAACGGAAGATGTAGCAACCAAGCCCAGGAGTGTACTGGAGCAATTGAGCGGCGTACAGCTTGCCAAAGCCCTTGTTCGGGTTCTTGATAGTACCGCCAAGCAATACGTTACCGCGTGCCTCGCCGTTGCTGTCCTTGACCCAAACATGCTTACCACCACGTACTTGACGCGATGTTTCGAAGAAAAAAGCTAAGTTTGTAACCATAATTCTTTAATATTAAAAACGTTAATTGCTAACTTTAATTTTTGGGACAGAACCAATAACGTCCTCTACTTGTTTCTGCGTAGTGACGGGTTTCTGCGGGCGAATGTCACCAAGTGTATCTTTAAAGATGTCCTTGAAACGTGCGACCAACGCATCTGCCTGTTCTTTGTCCTCTTTATCCAGTTTGACATCATAGTCTTTGGCATACTTTTCAAAGGAACTATGCAAGTCATCCCGAATGTCCTTTTTGGCCAACGTGAGAATGTTCGAATACTTTTCTTGTTTTGAACGTTCGTTTTTGTACTGCTTAAGCTCCTCCAACTGGTCTTTGATTTCTTGTGGAATCTCCAACTGTTGTTGTTGCTGATTTTGTTGACCACTAGGAATTTTCTTTTTCAGTTCCTCGATTTGGCTCTTATACCCGTTTTCTTTCGTGGTAAATTCCGTTGTTTTAACGGTAGCCAATTCAGACGCACTACTGAAAGCCGTGTTAAGCGCAAACTTAAGGTTGGCAATCATTGACTCGTCGTTTATATCCCTTTCGGCGTTAGCCTTTTGGAAATGGTCTGCGAACTTGTCTTTAAATGAATCTGTGAGGGTAGCTGCGGTGTACTGTTTCTCTGTACAATAGTCGTTTACTTTCTGTAAAACCTCTTCTTTAGTCATAGTTTTCTACTATTTTAAATTCAACAAAAATTATTGTTTGGATGCAAAAATAAGAATTTGTACGATATGTTCTAAAGTTTAATAAACACAAGTTAGTAACAATGTATATAAATGTGACGAACTCAAAACGATACCCACCTTGAACACATTGAAACAATGTGTATCTTTGCACTAAGAAATTTCTATTTTATCGGATTTGTAATTTTTGTAACGTATGGCTCGAAAGCGTAAGGATATTGTATTAGCTCCGTTGGAGGATGGCAACCAAAAGTATGCCATTCGCTCTAATGCTGACATCGTATGCTTTACTGGCGGTACTGGCGGTGGCAAATCCGTAGCTTTGTATTATGCGCCAATCCAACACCTTGCTCTTAATGACAACGCAAAGATAGTTTGTTTTATGCGTAACATTAGCGATTTCTGGGGCGCAGGTAAGGTGAACGATACGCTTAAGAAGATGTACCCGTTGATTGACCGTACGGTTAAGAAGCAACCACATGACCCAATAGGCGAGATTATAAGAAACAATCAAGACATGGGTATGAAGTTGTATAACGGTAGCGAACTTAAGTTCCAGCAACTTGACAATGAAAATCCGATAATCATTGATAAGATTGCAAAGGGCTTGCAGGCAAAGAAACTTATCTTTGACGAATGTAACAAGTTCTTATGGCGCACAATATCTACATTCTTTCCACGTTTGCGTAGTGATACGGAAGGAAAGGCGCAAGTATTCCTTGCACAAAACCCAGAGCGCGAATGTTTCATGCGTAAGATGTGTGGCAAAGGAGAACACGGTGGTGGTTGGATTAACGACGATGGTACGGTAGACAAGTCTATGGACGGCGTTGTAATGTTTTTCTTTATGCCAAATGGTGACTACGAAAAAGCAGTTTGGGGTAGGACAAAGCGCGAGGTCTACGAAAAGGCAAAGAGCGAAATAGATGCTTTGCTTGCGGTAGACACAGATATGACGTACGAGGACTTTATTCTTTCTATGGCGTTCTTTACTTTTGAC